CTCGTAAAAACGAGCACTACTTCAATTGCAAAGACGGACCTCAGGTCTCCTGAAGTTATGTCAAAGCTTTTGAGAGATTATTATAAAGAATTTAACCTCAATGAGAAAGAACTAGAGGAGCTAAGTTCAACTGCAAAGTCTTATTTGACTCAAGTTTCATCTGAAAACTTGGCAAGAAACTCCAAGTGGTCTCTTCGAAGACTGGAGTGGGATAACCTATTTTCTTACGGTGAGAACAATGTTGTCGACTTCGAGAAACTAAACGGCATTGTCGGTATCTTTGGGCCCAATCGCACAGGTAAGTCTTCAATTGTTGGTACATTGATGTACACACTCTTCAATGCTACCGACAGAGGTCCTGTTAAAAACATAAACATCTGTAACGTTAGAAAAGACTATTGTTCTTCACGTGCAATATTTGACCACAATGGCTTGTCTTATGTTTTAGAACGACAGACAACCAAGAATACTAATAAGAAAGGTGTGGTTTCAGCTTCCACCTCTCTCAACCTCTTCCGAATGAAGGAGGATGCAGAGGAGATGGAAGATCTGTGTGGTGAACAGAGATCTGACACAGAGAAGACGATACGAAACTTATTGGGAATATCTGAGGATTTTCTCATCACTACACTGTCAGCTCAAGGTGATACTAACAATTTCTTACTACAAGGATCGACCAAGCGCAGAGCAATACTATCCAAGTTCTTAGATCTGGATGTTTTTGACAAGATGCACGATCTTGCCTCAAAAGAAGTGTCTTCTGTCAAGTCACAATTGAAAAATTTTCCAGAACGCAATTGGGAAGATTTGAAGATTCAAAACGAGCAATTGATTAAGTCCCATACGGAGAATATAGCAAAGTTCGAAGACCAGATAAATGAATGTCAAACATCTCTTTCAATTCTCAGGTCTGATCTCTTAAAACATAATGCTTCTCCTGTTACACAAGAAGACGTAACACTCCAAGAGAGACGTGTGAATGATCTTGAGAGAAAGTCAAAAGAGTGTGAAGAGAGCGTCTCATTGCTTAGACAAGAGATTGAATCTCTACAAGAAAAATCTGAGGCCCTTCAAATTCTAATGGATTCCATCGATGTAAAGAGTCTCAAGGAAAAACAAGAGACTTACAGAAATTTACTCTCTGTTGTTTCTGATCTAAAGCACGACCACGAAAAAGAAGATTCTGTGCTCACATCACACAAAAAATCTTTAAAGATACTCGATGATGTACCTTGTGGTGACGAATATCCGACTTGCAAGTTCATCAAAGATGCACATGCTAACAAGAAAAATTTGCAGATGCAGGAAAAGAAAGTCACAAAAACTCTTTCTCTTCTCGAAGAAGCAAAATCATCACTTGAAAAACTTAAGGATGACTCCATAGCTGATAAGATAACTAAGCACGAGAAGGCATGTCAGTTGTCTGATAAGATCAAAATTGAAATCTCAAAGAAAGAAACTGAGATTGTAAGACTTCAAACTACGTGTTCTACATGCACTATTTCTCTTATAGATGCAAGAACACGTTTAGAAAATTTACGATCGTCGCTTGATAACGATGAGGCTATTGAAGTAGTTTCTATTAGATCTAACATATTGTCTTTGACGGAACAGCTGAAGTCGTACGACAGACAGAAATTAGAAAGTGCTTCTCAATTGGGTAAATTACAATCAACGATAGAGAAGTTAGAAGACGAGAAAGCAACACGTGACTCTCTACTTCGGAATGTTAGAATGCACGAGTTAGTTGCAAACGCATTTTCTAAGAGAGGAATACCTCTTCTGGTTACAAAGACACAACTTCCTCTGATAAATTCAGAAGTTTCCAAGATTTTGCAAGGAATAGTAGACTTCACACTTGAGGTTGAATCAGATGAAGACACTGACTCTCTTGAGATATACATCAACTATGGAGACTCTCGACGCATTATAGAGCTTTGTAGTGGAATGGAGAAGACAATTTCCGCAATTGCACTCAGAGTCGCAATGCTCAATGTTTCTTCACTTCCTAAGCCTGACTTCTTCATCATAGATGAAGGATTTGGAACACTAGACAGTGCTGGAGTGGAAGCTTGTGGAAGATTTTTGTCATCTCTCAAGAGGTATTTCAAATCTGTCTTAGTCATAACTCACGTTGACGGAATAAAGGACACAGCGGATTGTATACTTGAGATTACAAAGAATGAAAAAGACTCAAAGGTGGACTATCAATGAATTGGAAGCCTTACACAAAGAGCAGAGAAATATCAGAACATCCTGGCGGGTTTTATGTGATTAGACCGACAGATAGAGAGGTTTCTAAGCCCATATTTTGTCCTCTTTGTAACTACATCATGGTTGGTGAATTCGATAAAGACTCTTATAAGAAATTTGAGTGCTGCGATTCATGTGCAACAATTTGGGCCTATCCTAACAAAGAGAAATGGTCCCAAGGTTGGAGACCAACCACGGAGGAAGTTATGAATAAATACAAGGTTAGACATACTTAATGCACAGGAGCCTCATATGCCCAAGACACTAAATATTAATGCACTCGGACAAGCAATAGACACCACCTGGGGCAGGTCGTCTACTCCGAAGACTGCTTCCTATTCTGTAAAGTTTTCTTTCCTTGGCGACAGTAAGCTTTTAGCATCCTACAAGGTCATTATTAACTTCGTTTCAGAGAAGCAGATGATAGAGATGAAGCGTCAATGTTCTGAAGAATCTGACGATGTAATTTCTGAGCACGTAAAAAGTGTTAAAGAATCTTACAAACAGATTTGCGGTGATTCTCTCATATTGAAGGAAGAGAACTCCACAGATTCTCTTGAAATTATCGGTTTTAATGTTCATAATCCGAAGAGAACTGCGTATTATAGACGCAAGGTAGTTTTCGAGATTGCATGACAACTGGTACACCATCAAGACAAGCAGTAGTAGCTGAAATACTAAAATGCGGTAAAGATCCAACGTACTTTATGAAGAAGTACTGCAAGATCCAACACCAACTTCGAGGACTTATACCATTTGATACTTACGATTTTCAAGATGACTGTGTAAAACAGTTTCAGAAACATCGTTTCAATATAGTTCTTAAATCTAGGCAGTTGGGACTCTCCACGGTCTCTGCTGCCTATGTTGTTTGGTACGCTATTTTTAAGAAAGACAAGAACATCCTTGTCATTGCTACCAAGCTCAACACTGCCATCAACTTTATCAAAAAGGTGAAGACCATGTTAGATGGTCTTCCTCCTTGGCTTCTCCTCACGAAGTTCGAGCCTACGAAACAATCTATCAGATTCGACAATGGATCTACTATAACTGCAGTTCCAACCTCTCCTGACGCTGGTCGTTCCGAAGCATTAGCCCTCCTCATCGTCGACGAGGCAGCATTCATTAGAGACTTCGACGAGATCTGGACTTCGCTCTATCCGACCCTCTCTACCGGTGGTTCTGCGATCATCTTGTCCACACCAAACGGTGTAGGAGGACAGTACTATAAACTATGGACAGAAGCTGAGTCGGGTGCAAACGACTTCAATCCGATTAGGCTTCCTTGGGATGTCCATCCCGAACATAATCAAGAATGGTTTAACAAAGAGACCAGAAATCTTACGAAGCGCCAAATTGCTCAGGAATTTCTTTGTGACTTCGTCTCATCGGGAGACACATTCTTGCAACCGTCCGAGTTTGAGAAACTGCGAGAAATGATAAAGCCTCCAATTGCTAAAGAGGGACATCAGAACGGTGTATGGGTATGGAAGAACCCCGAATCAACCAGAAAGTACATAATTTCTTCTGACGTCGCCAGAGGAGACTCTTCTGATTTTTCGACCTTTCACGTCATAGACTATGAGTCATGTGAAGTTTGTGCAGAGTTTATGGGAAAGATACCACCAGACAGACTTGCTGATCTTCTTTCTCAATATGGCAGACGCTATAACGACGCATTGATTTGTCCTGAACAAAACACTTTTGGTTATTTTACTTGTGTTAAGCTGAGGGACGAGGGATATCCGAGACTTTACTATTCTTCAAACTCAGGTGACATGTTTGAGTATAGACCCACAGATCCAGAAGCTTTACCTGGATTTTCTACTCAGACAAAGACAAGAAATCAAATACTGACTAAGCTTGAAGAAGCAATGAGGAATGGAAAACTAAAGACTTATTCACAGCGTCTTTATGATCAACTTCAAGCTTTCGTTTGGAATGGTTCTAAAGCTCAAGCCGCTAAGGACGCTCACGATGACCTTATCATGAGTCTTGCAATAGGCGTTTGGCTTTCTGTGGGAGATTCTGGGCATTCAGAACAGGGAATGGCTATGGCTATGGCGATGCTAAAAGCTACTTCTGTTGGCAATAGAAATGTCAGAGATCTTCCTGGCGGCATTAATGATGTTAGACCTGTACCCAATCCTCACATTCAAGGTTTTACACCTGATAAAGTTCATCAACCAAGAAAGCCTGAAGACATAAAGCATGCTAACGTCTCAGATTTTTCTTGGCTGTTCAAATGAGAGAATACATATAGCTATCACTAGAGGGCATTATGGCTAAGATTGGTATTTCAAGTCTTAAGAAGATTATTCGCGAAGAACTTCAAAGTATCTATGAGGGAGTGGATGAGGACGCTGCAGCCAAGACCATGAGTAGCGCTACGAAGCTTCTTAAGGCAATTGAAACTTTTAAAGAAAGCTCAAGTGAAAAAGTTAAATCTGAAATTGGTTCCAATCTTGACGGTGTTGAGCAGCTTCTCAAGAGAATAGTTGCATCTCCCATGCAGTATGTTGATGTTGTTGCTCCTGGTCCAAAAAAAGTCACATTGAAGCCTGAGAAGAAAGAAGTAGTGTAAAGTAAAGCACCAAGGGCCTCTCCCATAATGGTGAGGCATGAGAAAAATGGCAAAAAAAGACGACCAAAACCTCTTTCAGAAACTAACAAAGTTATTCCGCAGTGGTCCTGTAGTCAAGAGAAAGATACGGGCCCTCGACACAGCAGTTGCAGTCGCCGACAAGACAAAGTCTTCCGGAGCTTTGTTGTTTCAGAAGTCGATGGCTCCGACGTACGCCACTATTACGGCGAACGCGTACAACTTGTCAGAGAGGTTGATGAGGTACCAGGACTTTTGTTTCACTGGTGATACTCTCGTTTCTACTTGTACGCAAGAAGGATACGCAAGAATCGATGAGATTGTCGATAGGTGGAATAAAGGAGAGAGGGACATTTATACCTTCTCTTACGATATTTCTACAAAGAGCATCGTTTCATCTCTTGTTACTAATGCAAAGTGTAATGGCGTTAGAAGAGTTGTATCTGTAACGCTGGATGATGGGTCTGTAATTAGATGTACACCTGATCATCGATTCATGTTAAAGGATACTTCATATGTAGAAGCCAAGGACTTGAAGCCCGGAACTGCATTGATGAGATTTAGCAGATCAGACTTCAACACACCTTACAGATACATCCAGACTCACGCCAGAGGATGGAAGCCAGAGCACGTCTTGGTTGCTGAGGCAATCGCAGGAAGACACTGTGAGCTTGGTGAGCATGTCCATCACAGGAATTTTAAGCATAGAGATAACACGCCCAATAATCTAGAGATCATGTCAGAACACGATCACATGTCTCTTCATGCAAAGATCAACAACCTCAGATTCTCAGACCCTCTTCAGCGTGAGAGAGCATCTAAAACAATGTCGAGAAGGTGGAAGCTCGGAGGTGATTTAAGAGAGTCTGTTCGAGAAAATGTGGAGAAGACGAGAGAAGGAAATAGATCTCGCCGCGTAGCCTTCAATAAGTCGTTCCTCCCAGGCAGATTCAATGCAGGTAGAAAAGACCAAGTAGGTCTAATGAATGCCAACGCTGACAAGAGCCTTACTTTTCAGGACATTTGTAATGTCTTTCATCCCGGTGACACGCTGAAAGTCTTGTCAAACAAGCTTAATGTTTCTCCCTATAAAATTAAGAAGAGACTCTCTTGGGAAGGCCACAAAGACTTCATTGAATTCTCTAGAAATTATGAGAATCATAAGGTTGTGTCAGTGATAGATCACGGAGAAGAAGAGCTTGTTTATGACATAGAAGTGAAGGGATACTCCAATTTTGCCCTTGCGAAAAAAGACGAGAAGTTAGGATCACAAGGCATTGTAATTGTTCACAATTGCGAAATGGAGTACACTCCTGAGCTCGCCGCCGCACTCGACATCTACGCCGATGAGACTTGTGCACAGGATGAGAAGGGCCGCGTCCTCCACATCTACTCAGACAATGAGAAGATCAAGCAAATCCTAGAGGACCTCTTCTACAACACCTTAAATGTGGAGTTCAACCTTCGACCTTGGGTCCGCAACCTCGTGAAGTATGGTGACATGTTCCTCTACAACGACGTGTCACCCGAGCACGGTGTCATCAACGCATTTCCGATCCCGGTCAACGAGATCGAACGCGAGGA